TAAGGGCTAAAAAAATTAGCCCTTATTTGAAAATGATTTCTAACACGGGCTTGCCGCCTTTGCTTCTGCCATAGTCGATAACATCATATCTGATATCTTCAATAAATTCCTTCAAAAAATCGTTCTTTGCTTGTGCATCAAGCGCAGGGTCTTTGAACGTTTCAATGATTTTCTGCAAGGTGATAATTCGTTCGGAATAGTCAATGACTTCCGGCACGTCCGCTTTCGCCTGCGCAAGCTGCGCTTTCAGATCGGCAATTGATTGCGCGTAAACCTGCTTTCGCTCTATGAATTCTTCTTTCGTGTATACTTCATCTTCGTAATCATCAAACAGTTTTTTGCGCTTCTTTTCCAGCTTTTCAAGCTCTGCATCCATCCGCGATATTTTTTCAAGGTGGCGGGCGCGTTCGGCTCCGTTGCCGTCATGGTTCATCTTGAATTCAAAATCTTCAATGTGGGCTTCCAGCGCTTCAACAAGCGCGTCAAACACGATTTCCACACGTAAAGACTTTTTCTTGCAATAGGTACTTGCCTTGTGCGAATAGCGGATTCCACGGCTATCCTTGTAATTTATCCAGTCCAAAGCTTTCCCGCAGTCAGCGCAGTGAATCAGACCGGCAAGGGGGCTGACAAGCTCTTTCCCGTGGTTAATCGGGTTTTTCTTGAATCGGCCTTGCGCCTTTCGGAACTGTGCTTCGCTGATAATTGGCTTGTGTTTTCCGTTGATATACTTGACTTCTTCCGGCGATGCTTGCACACGCTTTTTTTGAACTTTGCCTGTTTTCGGGTCACGCACCTTAACCGTTTTGCTTTTTCCCCAAGTGATGATACCGATATACAGCTTGTTTTTCAGCATACAAGATATTGTTTCCTTATGCCATTCCCGACTACCTTGCATAGTCGGAATCCCCATGGAAGTAAACTGCTTTGCAATCCAATCGCATGACCGGTTTTCTTCCGTGAACCAATCAAACATCATCTGCACAAGCGGCTGTTCTTCTTCATTGATGACAAGATAGCGGTTGTCTTTGCTTTTCCGAACGATGTTATAGCCGAATACGCGCTGCGGAAGAAGATAGTTGCCTTCAAGCACGGCCTGAAGCTTACCGGCTTCCAAGCGGCGGCGAATCGTCTTGAATTCACGGCGCGACATAAACAGACCGAATTCAAAATATTCTTGGTCGAATTCGTTGTCCGGGTCATATACCTTGACAGGGGTGATGATTTTTGTGTCGGACATCTGAAAAGCTTCCGCAACTTCGCCCTGATCTTTCGTATTACCACGGGCAAGGCGCTCGACTTCGACCACCAAAACACCTTTATATTTTTCGGCATAAACATCTTCAAGAAGCCGCTGCACTTCTGGCCTGTCCTGAATGCTTTCGCCGGACACAATTTCCTGATAGATAGTTATCTGACTTGGAAGAATATCATGTCTTGCAGCAAGATTGAAAAGCATGGTTTTGTGCTTCGCCAGTGTTTCACCTTCGCCAAGGGCTTCCATTTCGATGTCTGCCCTTGATTTTCTAAGGTACATTGCATACTTGTCTTGTGTATATTGACTTGTTACTTTTTCTATTATTTGGTCTGTATTCATCCTATAAGTTCCCGCCTTTTATATGATTTATAACATTGTTTGCAAAATCCCCTATAACCGAATGATCTTCAAGCCAGAAGAATCCCACGCCTTTATTAAGAACGTCAGCGACAATCGCCAGCATGATTATCGCAATGGCTATAAAGGCAACAATGCAGAAGATATTGCGCCATTTTTTACGGTCATCGGACGTTGCGCGGACTTTCCGCAATTCGTCCTTCATAAATTCCGTTTGTTTATCTGCGTCTTTTTTCGCTTCTTCAAGCCGCTGTTCCAGTTCCTGCTTTTCCTTTTCCAACCGTTCAATGGTTTCAAGGTGCTTGCTTTCTTCAACGGCCACTTCTGGGCAAGGTGTTTCTTCGTTCCCGCAACCAATTAGCGCACAAAACATGGGCGCGAAAGTAGAATAATAGACATCCCTGTCTTTCTGGGAAAGGGTATTCTTAATTGTCCCTTCCTTTACGCCGGATTCATCCGAAAGGTCGGCATTCTTCCAGCCCAAAGCGGTCATGCGCCGCTTTGCGAAGTGCCGCATATCATTCAGGGGCATAATGTAGAAATTCGGTATGCAATCGTGCCCTAAATGCTGGCAACTGATACATTTTTCGTACATTTCTAATCCTTTCCAATAACGGTGCTAGCAGTTCCCTTATCGTGCCATAATTGCACGGATGTGGGGTTGCAGCATAATTATTCCAATGATAGGCTGTTGGCAGGTCAAACAAGACCTATCAGCCCATACGAAGTGTGGGGGTGCAGTGTGGCAGCTACATCCCCACACGGAGTTTTATTTTAATCCGCGCTTATGTACAAGGTACTTCGCATAATTGATAATTTCCCGGTTTTCTTCATCCGTGAATGTAATATGCCCCAATTCCTTACACCATGTGTCCAAATGCCGAATTTGCACGCCTTCCGATGACACGAACGTTGCAATCGTTTCTTCTTCCGTTGTGTCAAGCCCAATCAGATAGGACGGCGTTGTTTGCAGCGCATTGGCAAGCGTTATAAGGATTTCGGAACTTACCTTGTCAATATCTCCGCTTTCATATCGGTAAACGGTTGACCGGTCTTTCCCTATCAGCTTCGCCAAACTGTCAGCCGACATCTTTAATTCAGTCCTCCGCGCTTTGATTCTGTTACCGATGTGCATGGTTTCACCACCTTTCAAAAACGCCGTGTCGCAGCTCTGCGACAAAACCGCATGATGTAAAAATAAACCAGTATACAGAAAATTTCCTATGGTGTTAAGATTCCGATGTAAACAGTTTTTTCTGTACGATTGAAAGGAGCACCAACGAAATGACAGCTAATCAGGAACAACTACAAGAAACCGTCATGCTGTTTGAACAATGCAGCGCCGAAAACCTTATGAATGTTATCAATATCAACAAGATATTAGTGAATCTATCCGCATCACAGTTGGAATATTTGTTAGAGCTGTCAACCTTACTGTTTTGCCAATCGCCTAAGTAATTCTTTATAGGTTTTCTTATCATCATCACTTAGAGATAAATAAAGTTCGGCCACTTCACGTAGGTCGCTATCTGATAGCACCCTTGCACTTAGCGAAGCCGCTTCTTTGGGGTTGGATTCAATGATTAAATCCGACCCTTTAAGATCAAGCGCCTTTGCCAAGCCTTGCAAGGTGCTTCTTTTTATATTAACAACCCTGCCGTTTTCGTACTTAGCGATAGCAGACTTCTGAACCCCTACAAGCTTCCCAAGTTCTTCTTGCGTCAAGCCCTTTGCGATTCTTGCATCTTTTATCAACTTTCCTATATCCATTGGTATCACCGCCTTTCGGTGTCTTAATAATACACGCTTGTTTCCTAAAAATCAAATATTTTTTTAGAAATCTTTGAAAAACTTATTGACAGAAAAAAATTATTGTAGTATAGTAATGGTGTCCTAAAGAGACACCAACGGCAGCAGCCGATATATTTTTTTACATTTAAGTGTCTGATTTAGACACAAGGCCGACAGGTAGAAAGGAAATTGAAATGACAATTCACAAATTTCATAAGACAAACGAAGGTGTTTATCTTTCCCCGGTATATGTCCGTGATGATGGCAAATTCAAGATTGCATCCGTTGACCGCTGCATTTGTGGGGCATGGAAACGTGTCTTTGAGGTAACCAACGAAGCCGGTGAAGTTGTTGGAACATTGCCACGGCTGAGAGATGCGAAAATCACTTACGAGACTGCATAACACGAAAAGCCGAAGAGCGGCGGCTAAACCGCCCGGTGTAATGCAGCCGAAGCCGGTTCCAAGCCCGGAAGATGCAGAGGACACCACACTGAAAGGAAGCTAACAATGGAAGGTTATATTGCCACCATCGGCAGCAAGGTCACAGCCGAGGTCAAAATGGTCAACATCTTTGAATATCAGGATTACAAGTTCAGCTACTACGGCACTTCCCGTTATATCTACACCATGCAGGACAACGAAGGGAATGTCCTTGTTTATAAGTCGGGTGCATACCTGACATTCAAAACCGGTGAGAAAGACCGGTGGGGCAATCCAGTCGAAACAGGAATCCGCAGAGGGGATAAAATCATAATCAGTGGCACGGTCAAAGACCACGGCGAATACAAAGGGGCAAAGCAGACGGTTCTTCAGCGTGTTAGGGTCAAAGCACTGATTGAGCGCCAACCCACAAAGCAGGAGCTTGAAACCATGAAACGCGAAGAACAGCTTGCTTCCCTTACTGACGGTGATTTTTGCTGGCGTATGCCGTACCGGCAGTATAAAGAGCACTATTCTGATTGCGAAGTCCTTGCCGGAAGCTTCGATGATGGTTGCGATTCGAGGGGACGGAAAATCGCTGAAACCACGATCGAAGTTATCATCCGTGCGGGTCGGCTGAAGAACAGTGGCGTTCGGGGTAAACACTTCTACGGATTCGAGTTCGAAACCGATGGCGGCGGTCTGGTGTGCTATCGTGCAGTTTCGGAAGGAAACGCCCGAAAACAAATGTTGAAAGACTATCCCGAAAGCGGAAATTGGGAATGCACCCGCATATACACGCACAGGACGAGGGAATTCACATAACAGCCGAAACGGCCTGAAAGGATATCACAATGACACAAGAAAGATTTGAAAAGCTCTGGGCAAAGTGCGAGCGTGACAAGATGGTCGATTTTGCCGAACGTGGCGAACAGTACACGCTTTCTGTGCATCGTTGCTGGACGGGGAATGAATACGTCTTGGAAAAGCTTAATGGCCATTACCTGTCAACTGTTATGGTGCATTGGAGCAAAGCGCAATTTGAGCGGTTGCTTGCTTTTTAAGCCGAAACGGCCTTCATGGCCGTTCCTTAATGCGACCTTATGTGAAAACATGAGCAGGTCACAAGCCCTGATAAACGCAGAGTGGGGAATTTAGGGAAAGGAAGGTGACAGCAACTATGAACGGCAAGCTGCTTAGAAGCATCATGGTTCTACATGGGGACACGAACGCTTCACTTGCTGAATATCTCGGCATCACGGAACAGAGCGTGTCCAACAAGATCAACGAGAACGGCACGGAATTCAAGCAGGGCGAGATTTTCAAAATCAAAGCCAAGTACAACCTTGATAGCGACATGGTAGACCGTATTTTTTTTGCCGATTAAGTGTCTAATTTAGACACAAGAAAGGAGAAATGCAATGGAAATGACCGTCACAAGGCTTCCGGATGGCGGTGTGCGCTATGAATCGGAAAAGGCCATTGTCACGATTCGTGAGCGTGGGCGGTACATCCGGGATGGGAAATTCACCGAAGAAGGGCTGAAAACCCTGAAAGAATCAGCAGCGAGAATGTACATGGCGAAAGCGGTGTGTGAACGATGAACAAGCACCTTCCACATGATCTGAAGCAAATGCAAAGCCTTCCGCTTGAAGCAAAAATAAGAATGACGAAAGAGCGCATCGAAGCATGGTATGAATCGTGGTGGCGATATGAGATTTATGACAAGGCAACCGGCAAAACGCGCTTTGTAACATTCGACAATCGCGATTATTCAGCGACGCCACCGATGAAGGAAACCGAATTTATTGAATCAGCAATTCCGGGCGCTGTTTATGTCAGCTTCAGCGGCGGCAAGGATTCCACGGTGTTAAAGCACATTGTTGATTCCATGTATTCAGATGTTCCGGCCGTTTTTGTTAACACAGGCCTTGAATACCCAGAAATTCAGCATTTTGTCAGAGAGGTCAAAGCTGAAAAATATGGCTGCTTCAATCCTGATGTCGAAATTATCCGGCCTGAAATGCGGTTTGATGAAGTCATCAAAAAGTATGGCTATCCGGTTGTTTCAAAGCGCGTTGCCGGATATGTGGAAACAGCAAAACGGAATCCAGATAGCAAAAGGGCGAAATGGATTCGTGGTGAAGAATGGACAAAGTTTGTTACCGGTGGCAAGTGGGCTTTTTTGATAGATGCACCTTTTATGGTGTCTGCCAAATGCTGCGCCGTAATGAAACACAAACCGATCAACCAATATGGAAAGTTGACCGGAAGAAAAGCGATCATTGGCACGATGGCAACCGAAAGCCCTAACCGTGAACAGGCGTGGCTTGTTAATGGGTGTAATGCCTTTGAAGCAAAAACGCCGACATCGCAGCCACTTTCTTTCTGGACTGAACAGGACATTCTTCATTACATCAAGGAATTCAATGTTCCATATTGCCCGGCATACGGCGAAATTAAGGTTGATGACAATCCAGAATTTGAAGGGCAAATAAATTGGATTGATTATCTGGAATGCTACGAACCGCAAGACCACCTTGTTACCACAGGGTGTAACCGCACGGGTTGTATGTTCTGTATGTTTGGATGTCACCTTGAAAAAGAACCGAACCGATTTCAACGCCTGAAGCAGACGCACCCAAGGCAGTATGAATACTGCATTTGTGGCGGCGAAATGGTTAATGGGAAATGGCAGCCGAACAAAAAAGGGCTTGGCCTTGGTCATGTCCTTGACTACATAGGCGTGAAATACGATTAAAGCAAAGGGATGATAGGTGCTTTTTGACCTTAAAACATAGTGAAAGGTGAAAAGCAATGAAAGAATTCAAGAGTTTTTACAAGGAAGTCAAAGGAAACGAGGGCGGCAAATGCCAGTACAACAAGCGTCTGGACACCTACGGCTGCGGCTGCGCCCATGATTGTTCATACTGCTATGCGAAATCCCTGTTAAGCTTTCGGGGCTTGTGGGACGCTGTAGAGCCGTCTGTGGCAAGCTTGGCGAAAATCGAGCGCAAGATAGCAAAGCTTGAACCGGGAACGATTGTCCGGCTTGGCGGTATGACAGACTGCTTCCAGCCGCTTGAACGTCGGGAGAGGGTCACCAAAGGCACAATCGAGCTGCTGAACAAGTACGGCATCGGCTATCTGATTGTCACAAAGTCTGACCTTGTATGTGAATACATGGATATTCTTGACAAGCAGCTTGCGCACATTCAGATCAGCATTACCTTTGCGCCGTGCGAAAAGGCGGTAAGCGTCGAAAGACGGATAAAAGCAGTGGAAACACTGTTTGCTTCCGGTTTTGATGTGGCTGTCAGGCTTTCCCCGTACATTCCGCAGTTCGTGGACTTCGACCGGCTGAACAGTATCAAGTGCAACAAAATCATCGTTGAATTCCTTCGTGTTAATCACTGGATTAAAACATGGTTGCCGCTGGATTACACGGAATACACGGTCAAGCAGTCAGGCTATCAGCATCTTCCGCTGTCAAGAAAAATCGAATACCTGTCAAAAGTCACAGGCTTTGACGAAGTGTCCGTCTGCGAAGATGTGACAGAACATTACGAATACTGGAAAGAAGCGGTCAACTTCAATAAAGATGACTGCTGCAATCTCAGAAAATGAAAGGAGAAAAAGCAAATGTCAACAGCGAAAAATCATGCAAAGCGCTCCCACCGAAGCCATTACCGGGGAAGAATGTACACCGGTAGCAGGAAATCAGTAGTCAAGCCTACTCCCAATAAATCTTTCTTCGATAGACTTGTCCAGAAACTCAGAAAGATCTGGATGAACAAGAAAGAGCAGAAGCCCGATGCTTGAAATGAAAATCCTGTCCAGCCGGGAAGAATGGCTTGAAGTCCGTTCGCACTATATCGGCGGGTCAGATGCTTCAGCCGTTATCGGCCTGAACCCATACAAAACGAACTTAGAGCTGTGGCAGGAAAAGACCGGTCTTGTGCAGCCGGAAGATATCAGCGATAAGCCATATGTCAAGTACGGCACACAAGCTGAAATGCACTTGCGTGGGCTGTTCCGGCTGGATTTCCCAGAATATCAGGTTGACTACATAGAAAACAATTTGTGGCTGAATGACAAATACCCTTTTGCCCATGCTTCACTTGACGGATGGCTGACAGATCAGGACGGCAGACAAGGCATTCTTGAAATCAAGACAACAAACATCCTTCAGAGTATGCAGAAGGAAAAATGGAATCACCGGATTCCGGACAATTACTACATTCAGGTTTTGCATTACCTGATGGTAACGGAATTTGAATTTGCTGTCTTGAAAGCACAGCTAAAGTTCGACTTTGGCGGTGAAATCCTGCTGCACACAAAGCATTACAAGATCGAGCGGTCGGAAGTGCAGGAAGATATTGATTATCTTGCGCGGAAAGAAGCGGAATTTTGGAAATGCGTTAAAAGCAACAAAAAACCGGCATTGCTTCTGCCGGAAATCTAAAAAGGAGTTAGAAAAAATGGAACTTAAAATCAACGAAGTGGCGCTTCCTGCGCCGATTACCTTCAACTATGAAGAGCTTCGGGCAGAGCTGCTTTCAAAGGTGTCTGTCTATGAAACTATGGTCTACACGGAAGATCAGGTGAAGGAAGCCAAGGCGGACAGGGCGGCACTGAATCGGCTGAAGAAAGCTTTGAACGATGAACGAATCCGGCAGGAAAAAGATTATATGCAGCCGTTCAACACCTTCAAGGCACAGGTTGGCGAGCTTGTCAAGATCATCGACAAATCGGTATCTGTCGTGGACAAGCAGGTCAAAGAATTCGAGGAACAGCAGAAAGCTGAAAAGCTGAAAGCCATTGAAGAATATTGGCATTCCGTTCTTGCGGACAACAAGGTTCCGGAAACTGTTTCTTTCAAACAGATTCTTGATGACAAGTGGCCGAACGCTTCTGTTTCTATGAAGTCTATTCAGGGAGCAATTGACGGCAAGCTTGAACAGATGGCGAAAGACCTTGCTGTAATCGCTGATTTGCCGTCCTACTCCTTTGAAGCGCGGGAGTGCTACATGGACACCCTTGACCTTGCAAAAGCCGTCAGCGAAGCCCACAGGCTTCAGGAACAGGCCGAGAAAAGGGCTGCATGGGAAGCGGAGCAGCAGAAACGCAAGGAAGAAGCTGCCGCTGCGCCGATCAAGTCCACACAGGTCACGGCAAACATCAATGACCCGGATGATATTGAAAATTGTCCCGTCCGTCAGTGGATTGGTTTTCAGGCACTTCTTTCCGCAGACGAAGCAAGGGCGCTGGGCGCATGGCTCAGGGGCAACGGTATCAAGTACAAAGCTATTTAAGAAAGGAGAATAAACGCAATGGCAGTCAACAATTCACTTCAGAAGTCACAGAAAAGGCTTGGCATCGGTTCATATCTCACCGGGGATGCAGTCAAGCAGCGTATCAATCAGGTCATTGGCGGCAAGGACGGCCAGCGCTTCATTTCCGCTGTTGTGTCTGCTGTTCAGACGAACCCCGGACTTCAGGAATGCACAAATCAGAGCATCCTTTCCGCTGCGCTGCTGGGCGAAAGCCTGAAGCTTTCCCCTTCCCCGCAGCTTGGACAGTATTACATGGTTCCGTTCAACGACAGGGAGCGCGGCAAAGTGGCGCAGTTCCAGCTTGGCTATAAGGGCTATATTCAGCTTGCTATCCGATCTGGCCAGTACAAGAAGCTGAATGTCCTTGCTATCAAGGACGGCGAACTTATCAAATTTGACCCGCTGAACGAGGAAATCGAAGTCAAGCTGATCGAGGACGAAGAACAGCGTGAAGCGGCTGAAACCATCGGCTATTACGCCATGTTTGAGTATACCAACGGTTTTCGCAAGGCCATCTATTGGAGCAAGAAGAAGATGCTTGCCCATGCTGATAAGTACAGTCAGGCGTTTTCGGCCAACGGCGGAACGGTCAAGACAAGATACGGCGAAAAAACAAAGGTTTCATATTCTGACTATGTTGCCGGTAACTTTGACCCGAAAGACGCATGGATGTATTCATCGTTCTGGTACAAAGACTTTGACGGCATGGCATACAAAACGATGCTGCGTCAGCTTATCAGTAAGTGGGGCATCATGTCTATCGACATGGCTTCTGCCATTGATGCTGATATGGCGGTTATCAACGATGACGGCACGAAGGACTATGTTGACAATGACCCGGATGTTATCGACATGGAACCGGTGTCTGAACCTGTGCAGGAAGCACCGGCAGAAGATATTCAGTCTGCTTTGTTCGGGGGTGATGGTCAATGAATAAAGTCATACTAATCGGACGCTTGGTTGCTGACCCCGAAATCAGATATACGCAGTCCGGCAAGGCAGTCGCTTCCTATCGCTTGGCTGTTGATCGACCGTTCAAGCAGGATGGTCAGCAGGAAGCAGATTTCATCAATTGCGTTGCTTGGGGAAAGACCGGAGAGTTCGCCGGGAACTATCTTCACAAAGGCACCAAAATTGCCATTGAGGGCAGAATTCAGACCGGTAGCTATGAAAAAGACGGCGTGAAACACTACACAACGGACATCGTTGTTGACCGCCATGAATTCTGTGAAAGCAGGTCAAGCGGACAGGCTGCGACAGCAAACAGCAACGCAGGTCAGGCGTTCACAGACATGGACGATGACGGCGATCTTCCGTTCTAAGGGGTGGGCATTTTGGGCAAATATCTGTGCGAAAAAATCAGAATCCCTTATCCAAAGACAAAGGCCGGACAAAAGCAGTGGTCGAAAGAATACGGCATGAACGCTTATTACGCCGGGAAGCACTGGTCAAAAAGAAAACGTGATGCTGAATTCTGGCACATGATGGTTCGTTCATGCATGAACAGTCAGGACGTCCGGCGCGCACCATTCAAGCGGCCTGTTGTAGTCACCTTCCATTGGAACGACCGGCTTGACATCGACAATCACGCAATCATGGGAAAGATGATCGTGGACGCGATGAAAGGCCGTGTCATTGAAGATGACAGCCGCCGTTGGGTGAAAGGCGTTTGCCACTACTTCCACGATGGGGATTACATCAGCGTAGAAATCCGGGAAATTTCATAGTTTGAAAGGAAAGCAAAAATGACAATCAATGAATATCAGCAGCTTGCCATGCGGACAAGCAATAAAGACCTGTCCCCAGATTATAGGCTACTTAATGGAGCCTTGGGGCTTGCCGGTGAATCCGGCGAAATCGCAGACCTTGTGAAAAAGAACTTCATGCAAGGCCACGTTCTGGATTTGGAGCACGTTGCAAAGGAATTGGGTGATGTGTGCTGGTACATCGCCGAGACTGCAACAGCTATCGGCATTGATCTGGAAACCGTCATGCAGATGAACGTTGAAAAGCTGCGGAAGCGTTACCCTTGGGGATTCGATTCCGACCGTTCGCAGCACCGGGAAGTAGGTGATATCTGATGCTGAAAATCGAAAATATTTCCACCAGCGGATGGAAAGCGGCGATTCGCGGAATGCGAAATCCCAAAAATTCATGGGCGCAAATTGACAGCGCGGTCGTTAATGGAAATTGTTTCGTCGTTGGCAATAACGATTATGATTTGATGTACAGGCTTGCGTCTGCCGGAACCGATCACGGGAAGTTCATGCGGATGATTCACGTGCAGTGTGACGTTACAGCCCCGCTGTACTGGTGGAAAGAAGCAGACCAGTACAAAGTCGGGACAGTTACAGATTCGTGCAGCACGATGCACAAAATCGCCGCAAAGGAATTTGCCATTGAAGATTTTTCCGATGAACACTTAGAGACTGGGTGGCTGGCTTGCTTGGACGATACCATTATTCCGCTTTTGAACAGAGCGAGAACAAAATTCATTGAAACCAAAGATAAACGCTATTGGTGGCAGATGATTCAGCTTCTTCCGTCCAGTTACAACCAGCTTCGGACGTGGGACTTGAACTATGCTGTGCTGCAAAACATCTACCACGCCCGGCGCAACCACAAGCTTGATGAATGGCACACGTTCTGCGATTGGATTGAATCGCTTCCGTATTCTGATCTTATCACAGGAACCACAGGAAAGGCGGTGCTGTGATGGAATGCGAACTGTGTAAGTATGCTGCGCTTGCGCTCAGTGATTATCCTTGCCGCGAATGCAAAAACACGGCCGTAACCGATTCGGAAGAATACAACGCGCGGCCGGATATGTTTGAACCGGCAACAAATCCGGAGCCGGAAGCCAAAAACGATGTTATCAATCATCCATCCCATTACACGCAGGGCGGGATTGAATGCATCGACGCAATGGAATCTGCCTTTGGAGCTGCCCAGCTTGCCGCGTACTGCAAGATTGCAGCGTTTAAGTACATCTGGCGCTGCGAATATAAAAACGGCGCAGAGGACGTTAAAAAGGCTATCTGGTATCTGAATAAATTCTTGGAATTGAAAGGTGATGCAGATGACACAGTGTGAACGTGTGCTGCGGCACATGAAGGATTTCGGAAGTATCACATCGGCAGAAGCCATGACCGAATACGGAATCATGCGCCTTGCATCCCGTATCAGCGACCTGAAAAAGCTGGGCTTTCCAATCAGAAAAGAAATGGTCAGCGGCAAAAATCGCTATGGCGAACCTACCAGCTACGCACAGTATTCAATTGTCGCAGCAGGTGATGCAGATGGCTGATGTTAAGTGGATTAAGATCACCACGGACATTTTCGACGATGAAAAAATCCTGCTGATTGAAAGTTTGCCCGAAGCGGATTCCATAATCGTGATCTGGTTCAAGCTGCTTTGCCTTGCCGGGAAAATGAATAATAGCGGCGTGTTCATGATGAATGACAAAATTCCATACACGGATAAAATGCTTGCTACTATCTTCCGACGAAAGGAAAGCACGGTGCAGCTTGCGCTTCAGACCTTCGAAAACTTCGGCATGGTTGAAATTATTGACGGTGTAATTACTATCCCCAATTGGGGCAAGCACCAAAACCTTGACCAGCTTGAGAAGAAAAGGGTAAGCCAGCGAGAATATATGCGGCAATACCGGGAAAGGCAAAAGCTTCTTTCTTGTAATGCTAACGGTAAGGCTAACGGTAAGGCTAATGTTAGCCGCCCAGAAGAAGATATAGAAGAAGATAAGAATAAGAAGGAGAAAGAGAATAAGAGCGTAAGAGAAACCACACACACACTTTTCGCGCGGCTTCTTCCCGACTATCTTCTTTCTGATTCGCTTCAGGCCAAAATGGGCGAATGGGTCAAGTATAAGACCGAGCGCAAAGAGCCTTACAAAGAACAGGGTATGAAATCCCTTTTGCGGCAGGTTGAAAACAAGGCCATTCAATACGGCGATGATGCTGTTTGCAGCCTGATTGATGAATGCATGGCAAACAACTGGAAAGGCATTATTTTTGATCGGCTTCAGCAGAGCCAGCGGAAACCGGCTTCCGGTGGCTATCATCGGCAGACAAAGGCCGAAGAACTGAACGACTTTTACACTATGGCAGAGAATTGGAGTGAAACATAATGGACAAAAAAGAATTTGCCCTGTTCGCGTCTGCCTTGCGTACCTATTACAGCAAAGAAAATCTTTTGCCCAACAGTCAAGCAATGGAACTGTGGTTTCGGCAGCTTATGGATATTCCCTATCCTGTTGCCGAAGCTACGTTGAATAAATGGGTGGCCACAAATAAATGGTCACCTTCTATCGCCGAGATCAGAGAGCTTGCCGCAGAAATCCAAAACGGCAAGCTCCCGGATTGGGGCGAAGCGTGGGAAGAAACCTGTAAAGCAATCAGCAGATACGGCTATTACAGGCCGAAAGAAGCGCTTGCGTCACTTAGCCCGTTGACACGGAAAACGGTTGAACGCCTTGGCTTTACAAATTTGTGTCTGTCGGAGAATCCAACAGCAGACCGGGCGAATTTCCGGCAGTGCTATGAAATCGTGGCAAAGCGTGAACAGGAAGCGCAGGTGCTTTCGCTGCCGCTTCAGCAGATCATCCAGCAGCTTTCTGATGGCATGTCACCAAATAGCGGGCAGTCGCTTTTAACGGACAAAGAAAGGAACTGATATGAAAATTTTTGGCGATGCAGAAACCAAGAAAAAGTTCGACAAGGGCGCAGCGTTCATTGTTTATAACACCGCGCGTGCGCTGCTTCTTTTCGCCGCTGGCTGGCTCTTGAGCTTCATCTTGTGGCTGGTGTTTAAGCTGTTCGGCGTGGCGTAAGGGGGCGAAAATAATGCTTTGTGATACTTGCGTATTTTACCCGCCGAGCGCATCAGACGGGAAACCATGCTGTATGTGTGACACTGATGATGTACTGTTTGACTGCTATCAACCGGTTTGCGAAAAGGAAGGTGCTGACAATGGCTGAATATAAATTGAAACCGTGCCCTTTCTGCGGTGGAGAAATTGTAGAGCGCGGTGGTTCGTGTAACTATGGAAAACACATTATGACATTGGACTTAAAGTGCAAACGGTGTGAAACCACCTTTAAGTTCAAATCGAAATGGAAGGACAACCCGTATTCCGAAACAATTGAATCGTGGAACAGGAGGGCTGAAAATGGCTGAGTACATCGAACGAGAAGAATACTGCGAGAAGCATTGCCGGTGTAGCAACGAATATTGCGACAGAGTAAGCTGTCCGATTTGGAAAGCCCCCGCTGCCGATGTTGCCCCGGTGAGGCATAGCTACTGGGAAGGGTACACTTGCTCTCAGTATATGGGTACAGACGAATATGGCGAACCTAAATTGCGTGACGGGATGTTTTACATCTGCCATAATCGCCGATGTAGACGAAAAACAGTTGTGAAAACCAACTACTGTCCCAACTGTGGCGCGAAGATGGATGGAGAAGCGGAATGACAAGGGGCGAATATATGCGCATGGCACGAAACAGTGCGAAGCTGTCAGCAGCACAGCTTTCAGTGATGTCCGGGGTTCCAGTGTGCACTATTAGATCGCTTGAATGTAACGTAAGCCGCTCCGGGCGGATTGACACGCTGGAATTGCTTGCAGATGCGCTTGGAATCAGCATTGACGAATATGTCGGGCACAAGGTCATGGTGAAACAGCATGCCTAAAAACAAAGGAATTTACCGCTTGTTCCGCACCAAAGCGGAATATGATTGGCACAACGAAAACATACGGCACATCACAAGGGTTCTAACGCTTGACTATGTAACTGTTGCGCTTGGCAGAATGGGCTTCCGTGAAAGCAAATTCGCGGAGTTTGAAAGGGTATTTTCGGAAGTCTATCAAGAATACATGGAAAGCTTTGCGGATGACCTGAAAGATGACAAGGAAATGGTTTATAGCCGTGCCGTGCTTGATAGGGAGCTGAAGCAATATGTCGGTAAGCTTTTTGCACCGGCTGAAGAACGATACCGATAGAAAGAAGGTGGTAGTTTGCTGGATTCACCAAAGAAATATCTTCAACAGATCAGGCTTTATGATTCGCATATCAACACGAAGCTGGAAGATTTGCATCAACTGAAAGAAATGGTAACAAAAATCACGCCAACATTGAAGGATGATGTTGTTTCTGGCGGGGGCAATCAGGACAAGCTTGGTGATGCGATTGCAAAGATCGTTGATCTTGAAGCGGAGATTGACCGGGATATTGACCACTATGTTGCAGCGAAGCAGGAAATCAGCGCCACGTTGGATAAGCTGACTGACCCTGACCAATTACAGGTATTGCATATGCGCTATGTGCAAAACAAGACGTGGGAACAGATAGCTTGTGACATGGGCTTTTCATATCGCTGGGTTTGCACCATTCACGGTAGGGCATTGCAGCAGATCGAAAAAATCTTGAAAAACACACAATAGTACATAGAAGTACATAATCATAGTGTGATATTATTATACTGCAATAGTAAACAAGATATTCTTCTTAGCCTGACAGGTTCATTCTTCTTCCCTGTCAGGCTTTTTTAATTTCAAAAATGGCTGTTTTTGAAATTGAAAGCGTGAAAAGCTTCGTTTAATTTTAATTTTCAACATTGAAAGGCGGTGATGATTGTGGCGAAGTTGACAGCAAAACAGCAGCGTTTTTGCGACGAATATCTGATTGACCTGAATGCTACACAGGCCGCAATCAGAGCCGGGTATTCAGCAAAGACAGCAAGAGTGATAGGACAGGAAAACTTGCTCAAACCTGCTATTAAGGAATATATCGAAAAACGGATGGCAGAAAAGGAAGCCGCCCTTGTTGCAGATCAGGCCGAAGTGCTGAAATACCTCACATCCGTTATGCGTGGTCAGTCACAGTCAGAAGTTGTGGTTGTTGAAGGCGTTGGCGAAGGCTGTTCTGAAGCAAGAGCAATGCAGAAAGCGCCGGATGAAAAAGAGCGCCTGAAAGCCGCTGAACTTCTGGGCAAGGCCCACATGATGTTTACGGACAAGGTGCAGCAGGAGGTCGATATGGATCTCAATATTACGGTCGACTACGGAGGCTAAAAATGGACGAATACGAACAGTTTGCACAGGCTGTGCATAACTTTTGGGAAGAAATTGCGCGGCTGCTGCACATGCCGGAAATTTGCGAATGGCTCGAAAAACGGCTTGCAAGGTGGATCAAATGAATATCAACATCCAAGCAAACCCGTGCTTCAGGGAGGTCGACCAGAGCACAAAGCGCTATATCGTCATGAAAGGGTCGGCCGGTTCGGGGAAATCTGTTGACACGGCGCAGAATTACATTCTGCGTCTGATGCATGATAAAGGCCGCAATCTTGTCTGCATCCGCAAATCTGACATTACAAACCGTGACAGCACATTTGCAGAGCTGACCGGCGCTATTTACAGGATGTTTGGAGATCAAGCAGACCGGTATTGGCAAATCAATATGTCTCCGCTGAAGTTGACCTGTAAGGCCAACGGCAATCAAATCATCTTTCGCGGCATGAACGATGACAAGCAGCGTGAAAAGCTGAAGTCAATAACGTTCCAGCGCGGCAAGCTGACAGATGTTTGGTGTGAGGAAGCAACGGAGCTGACACAGGCTGACGTTGAAATCATAGATGACCGTTTGCGCGGCGAATTGCCGCCCGGTCAGTTTTATCAGATCAGAATGACCTTCAATCCGGTGAATAAGAATCACTGGATTAAGAAGGTCTTTTTTGATATTCCGGATGACAATGTGCTGACACATCACAGCACATACCTGATGAACCGCTTCATTGATGATGCGTATAAAGCCCGTATGGAGCGCAGAAAGATCGTTGACCCTGAAGGTTATCAGATATACGGTCTGGGCGAATGGGGCGAAATAGGCGGTCTTATCCTGCACAACTGGGAAATCAGAGATGTAAGCCGAAATCTGAACGACTATGATGATGTAGCCATTGGTCAGGACTTCGGTTTCAATCATGCCAATGCTATTCTGCTGCTTGGCATAAAGGATGACAACATTCACATTCTGTCTGAAATATATGTGTTTGAAAAGGACACGTCGGAGATCATACCGCTTGCCAAGGACATAAATGTCCCTACCAACCGGCAAATGTGGTGCGATTCGGCAGAACCAGACAGAATTCAGATGTGGAAGAAAGCCGGTTTCCGTGCAATGGGCGTGGACAAGGGCGGTTCTGCCGGATCAGTCAAAGCACAAATTGACTGGTTGAAGCAGAGGAAAATATATGTCCATCCGCATTGCGTGAATACCATCAAGGAATTGCAGCAATGGAAATGGAAAAAAGATGATAAGTCAGGTGAATACCTTGACGAACCTGTCCCGTTTCAAGATGATGCAATGGCGGCTTTGCGCTACGGTGTCGAGGGCTGGCGCAAGCTGAAGAAATGGATTTACTGAGATAGCAGCGCAAAAGCACCAGCAGCGGCAATTTTGACCATCTGGTTGCTGTTGTAAAATACTGTACTCCTTTGGGGCGCTTGATAGGTAAAGCGCCTATGGCGCTGCGCTGTTATCTTTTTGATTGAAAGGGGCGATTGTTATGCCGGTTATCAATATATCGGTGGAGAACAAAATAGCAGAAGCAGACGGAACACTTTATGTGTGTGGCAACAGTGATTTTGTTGCGAAATTCGCTTTTGATGCAGAATGGGAAGCATACGAAAACAAAACGGCACGGTTCTGTTATAACAACAGCTATGTTGATGTTGTTTTTACCGGAGACAAATGCCCTGTTCCGATTATCAGCGGCACATATTTTTTCAACATTGGCGTTTATGCCGGGGATTTGCACACCACCACCCCGGCAAGAGTGCCTTGCAAGAAATCCATCCTGTGCGATACCGGCTTCCCGGCTGACCCGCCTGATGATGTATACAATCAAATTATGGCAAAGCTAAACAGCCTTGGGAGCGCTGACCCGGAAGCTATCGCAAAAGCTGTTGCTGACTATCTGGCAGCACACCCGATCGAGGAGACCGACCCAACCGTCCCGGAATGGGCGAAGGCAGACATCACCGGCGCGACGGTGGGCCAGATCGCCAAAATCACAGCCGTGGACGCATCCGGCGTGCCCACCGCGTGGGAGCCGGTGGATATGCCGGGGGGCGGTGGCGAGAATTTTGCGTTGATTATGGACGATACAGTCCCTGCAAACGCTACTGGATATACTAGTGATAAGGACGTCAATGGTGAGAGCTTTGCGCTGCGCGAATGGGTGCTGATCTTGTGGACGCCAGCGCACGCCGACGACGATCACGGCAATTTCGGCCGAGCGGTCGGCTTTATACCTGGGTCGGCGTGGGGGAAAAACGTTTTTAAAATATCAGATACCATTAAAAAGTCAGACGGCACCGGAAGATACGATATGCTGCACATTAAAGTGGTTGACGGCTACCAAATGCAGCTGCTGCATACACGCAGCCAAAACGCTAGTAATGCATTTGGGGTAATGCAGCAGGAAGTTGCTGCTGGCAATGCGCCGATCAATTTTAAAGTGGATGCGACGGCACTTTTTGAGCCGACCAATGCTACCGGATATGCAACGTGTGTAAAAATTTCTGGATATACCAACGAAAATGTCCCGGCTGGAACGCACATCAAGCTGTACGGAAAGCGGGTGAAATCTTGAAAGTATACGAGAACGGCATCCTCCGCGACATGACCGCCGATGAAGTCGTGGAGTTTGAAAAGCTGGCGGCAGAGATGGCAGCGATGCCCGCGCCCGAACCAACACCCGAGGAGCGCATTGCTGCGCTGGAAAAGGACAACGCCGAGCTGCGCGAGGCGCTGGATGCGCTGATAAGCGGGGTGACGGCATGAGCGAGCTGAGAGAGCGAGTAATCGCGTACAACACCGAGATCAAGGCAGCCTTGCAGACGGTGCTTGACGCGCTGAATCCAGGCCAGCGCAAGAAACTGCTTAAAAACCCTGCCGTAAAAGCGATGGCAGAGCGGTACGGGATTGACACGGATAAGTAAGGTACGTATTGGGGGAAGGCCGAGTGCTTACTACAAACGAAATTAGGACATTTATAAACAACGATGCAGTTTCCACCCGGAAGCAGCTTGCGAAAGTTGGTTTGCGCTACTACGAGGGCAAGCACGACATCAAGGATTATCGTATTTTTTACATAGACGGTAACGGCGAGGTCAAAGAAGATAAGACGAAAAGCAATATCCGCATTTCGCATCCGTTTTTCACCGAAATTGTTGACCAAATCGTTCCGTATATCCTATCTGGCAAGGATAGGCTGATTAAATCCGATAATCCCGCCTTGCAGGAACAGCTTGACGCGTATTTTAACAACAACGATGAATTCATGGCAGAACTGGCCGACACGATTACCGGTGTACAGTCCAAAGGCTTTGACTGGATGTTTGCCAACAAGGACGAGGACGGCAAGACCCGCTTCCAGTGGGCTGACTGCATGGGTGTTGTCGAGTGTGAAGCAAAGTACACGTCGGATAAGCGGCGCTATGTGATCTACTACTACGAAGATAAAATTGACAATGAAGGAAACAGAATCGACAATATCCGGGTTTATGATGACAAAAGTGTGTGGTTTTTCACATGTATCAACGGCGGCGAAATCAAGCCGGACGAGACTGTAAAGCCAAATCCGCAGCCGCACAGCGTTTTTCAGATGGACGGCAACGGGAAAATGGGCGGCATGGGCTACGGCTTTATTCCGTTCTTCCGCATGGACAACAACAAAAAGCGTGTGTCCGCTCTGCCGCCTATCAAAGACCTGATTGACGATTACGATCTTATGAACGCGGGGCTGTCCAATAATATTCAGGACACGAACGAAGCGCTGTATGTGGTCAGGGGCTTTCAGGGTGACAACCTTGACGAGCTGATGACCAACATCAAGGCAAAGAAACACATCGGCCTTGACGATGACGGCGGTGTTGACATCCAGACCGTTGACATCCCGGTTGAAGCGCGGAAAACGAAGATGGAAGTTGATGAAAAGAATATCTATCGCTTTGGCTTTGCGCTGAATACTGCTGGCCTGAAGGACACAGCGGCCACTACAAACCTTGCTATTCAGTCGGCCTATTCCCTGCTGGAACTTCGTGCAAAGAAGCTTGAAAACCGTCTGAAGCCGTTTCTGCGCAAGCTGATTGACGTTGTGCTGAAAGAAATCAACGAGGAAAACGGTTCAGGCTACACACAGAATGACGTTTATTTCTGTTTTGAGCGCGAAATTCCGACCAATGCGCAGGAAAACGCGCAGATTGAGCTTGTGGAAGCCCAGCGCAAGCAGACGGAAATCACTACGATTCTGAACCTTGCCGGGACGATTGACGATGAAACCAAGTTGCAACTGATTTGCGAACAGCTTGATATTGATTATCAGGATATCAAAGACAAAGTGCCAAAGCCCGAAGATGACCCAACAGCAGCGGCACAGGCGGCGCTTGGCGGTATTGTGCCGAATGAGGGCAACGGTGATGTGATTGAATAAGTGGGAAAAAGAAGTCCAGCAGTCCCTTTTGGATAGTGAAGAAGCTGCAATCAAGGAGCTTGAAAAGCAGTACTCACGGGCGCTGAAGGACATCAACGATAAGGTCAAGTCATTTCAGGCAGACATTGACCTTTTAGATCAGGCGCTTTCGCAGGACGGGCTTGACGATGCAACAAAGGCGCTGCTGCAATCGCAGAAGCGGTCAAAGGTCTATCAACAGAATTATCAAAAGGCGCTTAAAGGTCAGGTCAGCGGTGTTCTTGACAAGCTGCACGGCGATAATTATGCCACAATTGACAAATATCTGAAAAGTTGCTATGAAACCGGCTATATTGGCACGATGTACGATATAGCAAAGCAAGGTGTACCCATCATCGCGCCGATAGATCAGGCGGCAGCAGTCAAAGCTATTTTGACAGATTCAAAGATCGTTGAGGGCTACTATAACCATCTTGGCGTCAACTATGACAAGCTGAAAAAAACCATCACGCAGGAGATCAGCCGTGGCATTGCTTCCGGTCTGCCTTACAGTGATATTGCTCGCAACATCAACAATGTGTCCAGCAGCGGCCTTTACAACGCGAAGCGCATCGCCAGAACGGAAGGGCATAGAATTCAGCAGACATCTTCCCGTGATGCGCAGTATGCGGCCAAGAAAAAGGGCTGTGATGTAGTCAAGCAGTGGGATTCCACACTTGACGGCAGAACAAGGGATTCGCACGCGCGGGTCGACGGCGAAATCCGGGAGCTTGACGAGAAGTTTTCCAATGGCCTGATGTTCCCCGGTGACCCATCCGGACGTGCTGCGGAAGTTATCAATTGCCGCTGCACGTCCAACACGCGGGCACGGTGGGCGCTGGATGACGGTGAGCTTCAGACGCTGAAAGAACGCGCTGAATACTTTGGGCTTGACAAAACAAAAAATTTTGAAGAGTACAAAGAAAAGTATTTGACGGCGGCTGACAAGGTAGCGGCGCAAAAGCCTGATGTATCTGCCACAACTCAAAAGCTGAGTGCAAGCATGGATAAAGCTGACTATGAGGAATACAGAAAGCTTGTTGAAGGCAATCCTGATATTGCAAAGCTGTATTCTAAGGCTGACCAAATCAGTAATATTTCGGCGTCTGCTTCAAACGGTTATTATCAGCCGTCATCTAATAGCCTTGTTTACAGCTATCCGCAGCAAAGATATATTGATAACGGCATGAGCAAGTACGAAACTTTAGCGCATGAGTATGGACATTTCTTCGATGTTATGGTAAAATACTCTACCACCAGTTATAAAGAAGCCGACGCGCTCAATGCTGTTTGCAAATATTCAAAGATAAAGAAGGCTGCATCTACGTCAGATGAATTTCTGTCTGCTATGAGGGCAGATAAGAAATATATCAAGTCGATTTTAACCGCAGAAGTAAGAGCCGATCTAAAAGCACATGACGCTTCTTGCGGTGTGCAGGATGCTATTGACGGCCTTTTCGGTGTTCGCATTGGCTGGGGTCACGGCGATAAATACTATAACCGTAAATATTCCCACATGAAGCAATTAGGTGATGAGAAAGCGGCAAAAGGCGCCTATCTTGCTTTGGGAATGGATGCAAGCAATCAGGCAAAGGTTCAGGCGATTGTTCGAAACTATGAAACCGCTTCTGAACTGTGGGCAAATATGATGTCGGCAGAAACCACAGGCGGCGAAGCTCTTGAATATATCAAGAAGTTTTTCCCGGAAACATATAAGACGTTTGTTGAAATCATCAAGGGGGCATTATGATGTTTGAAGCAAAATTGAATGAATATGAAAAGCTGTTCGGCGATCAGTTTCCGACATATCCGCTGATGCTCACGCGAACGGAAGAACAGGCTATCGAGATGATAAACGACTGTATCAAGAACGGCAAAGACGTTTATAAGATGGGCTACTTGGAAGATAGCCCGGATATATTGTATTAAAGCACCATGCATCCGCACGGTGCTTTTTCTATGCCTAAAAACGCACGGCGTGTGTTTTTAATGCGTTTATCGTGCGTTTGCAAGTTACAGGCAAGTTAAAAAATGCAGTGTTTTCAATGCTTTGTGACCATTTTCGTGATGTCACGAAAATGATAAGCAAATAAAATAAGCAAACAAAATAAGCAAACAATTCAACAAACTTTGCAAAAAAGCAGTTGTTCGATTTTTCCGAACGGCTGCTTTTTATATTTATGAAAGGTGGAACAAACCATGAAAAGATGTTGGAAAACATGGATTAAGGCCGCTGCCGTTCGTGCGGTCAAGACTGTTGCGCAGACGGCGGTTGCAACCATCGGAACGTCTGCCGTATTCAATCAGGTTGATTGGATGATGGTGGGCGGCGCTTCGCTTCTGGCTGGCATTCTGTCAATCCTGACTTCGCTTGCCGGTCTGCCGGAATGCAAGGAAGGTGAAACTGATGAATCTGCATGAATGCCTTGCCACAAATAACGCCTGTTACAAGGCCGGACAGCGGATTGCAGTCAAGGGCATCATGGTACACAGCACGGGCGCAAACAACCCGAATCTGCGGCGCTATGTGCAGCCTGACGATGGTCTGCTTGGCGTAAACCCGAACGGCAACAGCTACAATACCAAATATCCCGGTGGAAGCGCCGTCTGTGTCCACGCCTTTATTGGCAAGCTGAAGGACGGCAGCATTGCAACCTATCAGACATTGCCGTGGGATTATCGCGGCTGGCACGCTGGCGGCGCGGCAAACAACACACACATCAGCTTTGAAATCTGTGAAGATGGCCTGAACGATGCGGATTACTTTGGCAAGGTCTATCAGGAAGCGGTTGATCTGTGCGTGTACCTTTGTAAGAAGTTCGGCCTTACGGAAAAGAACATCATTTGTCACAGCGAAGGTTACAGGCTTGGCATCGCGACAAACCACGCGGATGTCATGCACTGGTTCCCAAAGCACGGGAAAAGTATGGACACCTTCCGTGCGGATGTTAAAGCGGCGCTTAACGGCGCTGTTGAACCTGTAAAGCCCGTTCAGCCGTCCACGCCTTCTACCACAGACGGCAAGATTGACACCGTGCGAGAAGTACAGCTTTGGCTTAACCGCAACTATTCCGGTGGCCTTACCCTTGATGGCCTGTACGGCAGTCGCACAAAAGCGGCTCTGACCAAGGCGCTTCAGCGTGGGCTTGGCGTTGCTGCTGATGGCATCTATGGCCCGAATACAAACGCAGCAGTACGCCGAAACAATCTGCAGAATGGCAGTACTGGCGAACTCGTGAAAGTGCTTCAGGGCTTCCTTGTCTGCCACGGCCACAAAACGGCTTATGTGGACGGAATCTTTGGCGCTGGCACGCTGGCGGCGCTGAAATCGTTCCAGCGCGCCTACGGTTTGACTGCTGACGGTATTGCCGGATGCAATACATTCGCGGCGCTATGTAGATAAAAAGGCACGGTGCTTCGCACTGTGCTTTTTTCATGCCCCGAGCATGGCGTTAAAACTGCTCCCATTTTCCGGCGCACTCCCGGATTTAACAAAGTGCTTGCCGGTGGAGACACCACGCTTAAAAACAGCGGCAAGAAAGGATAAACATGGAATTCTTGAAAGCAATTTTGGGCGAAGAACTGTTCAAACAGTTTGCGGATAAGCTGAACGCCTATAACGGTGACGAAGCCAACAAAGACAAGCAGATCAAGCTTGCCAACCTTGGCGGCGGCGAGTATGTCGGCAAAGGCAAGTATGACGCGCTTCAGGTGCTGCTTGACGACAAGACCGCCGAGCTTGACACGGCAAACGGCCTGATTGCCGACCTGAAAAAAGGCACTAAGGGCAATGAAGAACTTCAGGGCAAGATCACAAGCTACGAAGGACAGATTCAGCAGCTTCAGGAGCAGCTTCAGGAGACAAAAATCAAGTCTGCAATCAAAGTGGCGCTTTTGTCCGAAAAGGCGCTTGATGTGGATTACCTGTCTTTCAAGCTTGAAAACAAGATGAAAGAGGACGGCAAGAAGCTTGAACTTGATGATGCAGACAACATCAAGGGATGGAAAGACCTTATTTCCGAACTGAAAACGCAGTTTCCCAACCAGTTTGAAAACGAAGGTAACCGCAAATTCCTTGATGGCAGTTTGCCGCCTACTGGTGGCAGCGGGACTGTTACGCTTGAACAGTTCCGGAAAATGGGCGTTGCAGAGCGCTCAAAACTCAAAGCGGAAAACGAAGAATTGTACAACCAGTACAAAGGAAACTAAAGAAATGAGGTAATTAATTATGGCAAGAACTGGCCTTTTTGGTGGTTTTTCTTTCGATGAAGAAGTTTTCACTGACATGATGCAGGAAGCGGATTATTGGAGTAATCCCGTTCTTGCGTCCGGCGTTATCCGTCAGGACGGTTCGATCATGGATATGATCGGCAGCAAGGGCAACGTTGCGACTATCCCGATGTACACGCCTATCAACATCCATGATGCCAACATGGCCGCGCTCAACAACGACGGCCTGACTGACAACACCCCGCAGGAGATTTCCGGAAGCAAGCAGACGTGCATGATGATTCAGCGCATGAAAGCTTTCAAGGCCAAGGATTTCACCCGTGAGCTGACCGGCGCGAAGCCGCTGGATTACATCAAGGGCAAAATTCAGAATTACTATACGCAGGTCTGGGAAGATGAGCTGATGAACATCATCAACGCCGTTCTGGGCGTGTCCGCTCTGTCTACCCACGTCACTGACCTGTCTGTCACGACCGGCACTATCGGTGACGCGAACAAAATCAGCGCGACCACGCTGATTGACGCGGAACAGGCTGCGCTTGGTGACATGGCCGGTGGCCTTGGCCTGATGGTTATGCACTCCAAGATTTATGCCGCGTATCGCAAACTTGGCCTTGTCGAGTACGAGAAGTTCGTTTCCGGCTCCGGCGCTATCAAGCAGGACATCCAGCTTCCGACCATCGGCGGCAAGGTGGTCAAGGTGACTGACTACTACACGCTGGACAGCACTACTGCCGGTTTCCCGGTGTATAAGACCTTCCTGCTTGGCGAGGGCGCTATTCTGTCTTGCGACAAGAATAACTACGAGAAGCAGTACACCACGAACTACGACCCCGAGACTTCTGCTGGTACGGATAAGTTCTATACCAAGCAGGGCAAGGTGCTGCATCCGAACGGACTGTCTCTGGCCGTGGACAACATCGCGAAGGAATCCCCGACCAAGACCGAGCTGGGCACTTCCGCGAACTACAGCCTGAAGTTCAATTCCAAGAACGTCAGAATCGGCATGATTAAGTCCAACGGTTAAGGGGGAGCCAAAATGCAGGAATTCATCATCATTGACGGCTTGCCTTATCTGTACGATGGGGGCAAAGCATACGCTGTCAGATGGGATGATGAAGGTTTCACATTGGGGGAAGTATTCCGCGAGAATATTTCCCACAATGATTTCATCATGCTTTCTGAACTGTCTGTCAAGGCAAAGTGTCAGGGGCGGCTTGACAGCATCGGCAAGCCTGAACCTGAACCTGAACCTGAACCTGAACCTGTGGAAGCGCCGAAGCCCAAACGGGGCAGAAAAGCGAAGGGTGAAGCCGTATGATTATGACTGTTGCCGAACTTCGGCAGTATGTCACAACGGATGATGTAGATCAGGTGCTTGAAGCAAAGCTTCAGGCACTTGAACTGCTTATTCGGGCATACACCAATAACAACTTCCAGCAGCGGGCGTTTAGGGCGGTTGCCGTGTCCGTGCCAGACCATGACATTGTTTGCAATGGTGTGGTTCCCTTCCGCGCTGGTGACACATTGCAGATCACAGAATCTGACCTTATGCCGGATTGCCTTGTCACGGTGAAAAGCGTTTCTGGTAACACGGTCACGGTCAAGGAAAACCTGATTGATGAAAGCGGAATCGTTGTCACGAAGGTTGTTTATCCCGCAGATGTTCGGATGGGCTGCGCCAATCTGATGAAGTGGGAAATGAACAACCGCGACAAGGTTGGTGTTTCGTCTGAAACGATTTCCCGGCATTCTGTGACCTATTTCAACATGGACGGGGATAATTCCATCATGGGATATCCGAAGTCCCTGATGGGCTTTCTGAAGCCCTACATGAAAGCAAGATTCGGGCAGGGGTTGAGGGTATGAAAGGCATAGGCGGCAATACCACAGCAGTCATACAGACATACACCGCGTCCAAAAACGAAATTGGCGAACAGGTGAAGTCATGGGTTGACAAGCAGACGCTTAAAGGCTGGCTTGACCTTCAGGCCGGTGATTCCAAGTACACCACTTTCAACGCCAAGATTCAGGAATCGACACACATTTTTATTGCGGACTATGTACCGCTTGCCGATGGCATACAGGCTGAAAACAGCCGCATGACCATCAACGGCAAGCGGTATGACATTCTGCTAATTGACAATCCGATGGAAATGGGCAGCGGTTCGCAGCTTGAAATCTATCTGAAATACACAGGGGGTCAGTAATATGGCAGATGTGGAATTTCAGGACTTTTCAGCAAAAGTCAAGGACGCTGTTGATGAAACAGCGCTTCGGTTTTTGGAAGAAGCTGCAAGTGAAATCGAATCACAGGCGAAGCGCAATAGCCGCGTTGATACCGGACAGCTTAAAGGGTCGTGGAATCACCGAGTGAACGAATCTGCCGGTGAAGCAACGGTTGGAAGTCCTGAACAAAATGCTATCTGGGAAGAATTCGGCACGGGCGAATATGCGGCCAAAGGCGATGGTAGAAAAGGCGGTTGGAGCTATCAGGACGATAGCGGCAATTGGCATCACACCACCGGCAAAAAGCCGAACAGGACGCTTCAGCGGGCTTTTGACAGCACAAAGGGCAAGATCATCAACCGCGCAAAACAGATTTTCAAGGAAGGGATGAAGTGAAATGTCGAAAGAAGTTTTGGGCATCATTGACAATGCCATGAAATCCCTTGGCCTTGAATATGGCTTTGGTGAATACGGCGGTAACAGCAAGGGTGAAATCGTCTATCCCTATTGGGTTGGCAGCTACACGGAAACCGAACCGTACACCGAAGATGGCTTGCAGGAATCGAACGTCATGATTACCGGCTTTTCACGTGGGTCATGGCTTGACCTTGAAAACGGTAAAGAGAAAATCGAAAAGCACTTCAACCGGGTTTCCGGCAAAGTGGGTATCACAAGCAGCGGCAATGCCGTTGCTATTTTTTATGCTGGCGCTCTAATCGTCCCCACGGGGGATGCGGAGCTTAAAAGCATTCAAATCAATTTGAGCATCAAAGAATGGAAGGTGAATTGATATGCCTAACAGCGGCATTACTTCTGGTACTCCCGCAAAAATCCCTTTCGGGGCTGGCGTATATTTTCAGGGTGTGACTTACGATGAGAAGGTTGCACCTACGTCTGAGGCTATTCAGGCGGCTATAATCGGGGCTACTCAGGACGGCGGCACGCTGACTATCACGCCCGAATTTTTTGCCCCGGAGCTCGATGGGGCAACCGTGGCAATTAAAGAGCTTCAGCAGAAGGTCGGCGAAACTGCACAGATGGAAGTTTCTATTGCCGAGCTTTCGGCAGAGCTGGTGGCACATCTGGCTATCGGAAAGATCACCGAATCTACCGATAAGAATTATGATGTTGTCACTTCCTCTGAGCTTCGTGCCGGTCACTTCTATGAGGGCTTCGGCTATTACGGCAAGTTTACGGATGGTAGACCGATTATCATCCTCTTTAAGCACGCGCTTTGCACTTCCGGCTTCACGACCGAAGCGAAGAACAAAAACAATTCCGTGTTTAAGGGCACTTTTGCTTGCCAGTCCGATATTGCATATGGCACGACCAAACTGCCGTATGCAATCTTTATCCGCAAGGCAACCGGCTGGACTGCCGCCACGCCCGAGGACATCACCGAAACTGCATCTTAACAGCCAGAAAGGAATGTAAAAACCGATGAGCGAAAAGGAAAACATTGAAATGACTGAAGAAGTAACGGAAGAAATCAAGCCGTATAAGCTGCGCAGCCTGAAGGATAAAGACTTTTATCCTATGCTGGATATCATCACGGCTACGCTTCCGGATGATCTTGCGGATGTGTTTGTGCAGCTTGCAACCGGCGAAAAGTCCGTTGACGAAATCGGCGGCATGGTGGTTTACAAAATCGCTGTGTCCGTGCTGAAAAACGTCAGCGCTATCCCTGATAAAATCTATCCGCTGCTTTCTGACCTGTCCGGCATCCCGGCTGACGAAATCCCTGAAATGCCGTTCGGTACTACGCCCAGCATGATCTGGGACATCATTTCCGATGCGAAGAATGCAAGTTTTTTCAGGGCGCTTTCCAAATTGCTTTAATCGGTGAATTCAAGTTCATGGACATGATATATCACAGATATTCATGTCCTATGGACTTGATGAATTCCTATATTAACCGTGGGCGATTTGGGGAGTTTGTAACGGGATTCCTTCAATCGGAATACGACCGCCAAAAAGCGGAAATGGACAAGGACGAAGAAATGAAGCTATGGATTATGTACTGCCACAGCTATTCGGAAGATTCGTTCCTTGACTGGAAAAAGAAAGTCCTTAGAATCGGCAGCAACGGGCAACGCCAAGGCACGGATGCCGATCTGACGGATAAAGACATTCAAGCGATCTGCGACGATTTGTTTGCAGAAGAATAAGAATCTGATAAAAGTTCCTGATGGCTGATGGGCTGACCATTCGGGCATAAAGGGGTTATCCTTATGGAACTTTTCAAAATACTTGGCACTATTGCCGTTGATAACGAAAAGGCAAATCAGGCCATAGACGATACAGCGGCAAAAGCCGATAAATCCAGCGGCAAAACTTCGGAATCCTTCAAGAAAATCGGCAAAGCGGCCGGAACCGTTGCAAAAGGCATTGTCACAACGGGCGCAGCGCTGGGTGGCGCGTGGATTGCCGCCATTGAAGGAACGCGGGAATACCGGACTGAAATGGGAAAGCTCGACACCGCCTTTGTAACAAACGGCCATTCCACGGATGCGGCCAAAAAGACCTATCAGGATTTACAGGCGGTGCTTGGCGATACGGATGTATCTGTTGAAGCTGCAAACCACCTTGCGGTGATGACCGATAACGAAAAGGATTTACAGACTTGGACAGACATCTGTACCGGCGTTTTCACAACGTTCGGCGATTCTCTGCCCATCGAAGGGCTTACTGAAGCGGCCAACGAGACGGCGAAAGTCGGCGAAGTAACCGGCCCGCTTGCGGATGCTTTGAACTGGGCTGGCATTTCAGAAGATGCGTTTAATGAAAAGCTTGCAAAGTGCTCCACAGAGCAGGAGCGGCAAAAGCTGATAATGGAAACGCTGAACGGCACATATTCCAAGGCATCCGAACAGTACAAGAAAACCAACAAGGATGTCATGGATGCGAACCGAGCGAATGAGAAGCTAACAAGCGCCTTTGCGGAGCTTGGCCGGGTCGGAGAACCGATCTTGACCGCTATCAAAACCAAGGTTGCCGAAATGGTGACTTCTGCTGTTCCAAAGCTTGAAGCATTTATCAAGAAGGTCAAAGACCTGAAAAAATGGATACAGCAAAACAAACAGGCTATCCATAATTGGGCGGCGGTTATTATCGGCGCGACCGTCAGCGTTGGCGCTTTTCTTCTGGTATTGAAATGGGGCACTATAATGTCTGCCGCTACAAAGGCCATAAAAGGTGTTAGGGCGGCTATTCTGCTGTTTAATGCAGCGCTAAGGGCTAATCCCATCGGGCTTGTTGTAAGCCTGATAGCGGGGCTTGTGGCGGCATTCCTGTACCTTTGGAAGAACAACGAGGGTTTCCGAAATTTCTGGCTGAAAATGTGGGAGAAAATCAAGTCTGCGACAGGTTCAGCCGTGAAATGGATAAAAAACAAGTTCGGTGATCTGAAAGATGCTGTCGCAAAGGTTACGGCTACCTTTGAGAGCATCAAAAGCGCTATCACAGACAAGATGGACGCTGCAAGGGATAAGGTCAAAGGTGTCGTTGACAAAATCAAGGGGTTCTTCCCCTTGAAAATTGGCAAGATATTCAGCGGCCTGAAAGTGCCTAAAATCAGCGTATCAGGTGGCAAAGCGCCTTTCGGAATTGCCGGAAAGGGTAAGTTGCCGAATTTTGATGTTAAGTGGAACGCAGAGGGCGGTATCTTTGATAAGCCGACGATTTTCAACACACGCACAGGCTTTCAGGGTGTTGGTGAAGCTGGAAAAGAAGCCATTGCGCCCATATCACTATTGCAGGGATATGTCAAGGACGCTGTGAAAGGCGAGAATGACGGCATTATAAACACGCTTATCGACCAAAACCGGATGCTGATGGACTTTCTGTCACGGGTCATCCCGAAGTCCGTCGAGCTTGATTCCGGTGCGCTTGTGGGGAATCTACTTCCCGCGCTGGATATGGGGCTATCCAATCGGCTTGCCCATGCGCAGCGAGGGAATACACGTTAGACCATCTTTTTGATGGTCTTTTTTTAATATCAAAGCCAATGGGAAAGGGGCTGATAACCATTGGAATTGTTTAAGATTTTTGGAACCATTGCTTTGAAAGGCAAAGACCAATTCAACGGCGATCTTGACGAATCTTCCAGCAAAGCCGAAAAACTATCCGACAAGATTGGAAAGGGGCTTGGCGCGGCTGCGAAGCTTGGTGCTAAAGCCGTTACGGCTGCGGCATCTGCTTTCGGTGTGCTGACCAAAAAAGCGCTTGACAGCTATGCCGAGTATGAACAGCTTGTCGGCGGCGTTGAAACGCTGTTTGGTGCAAGGGGCGCAAAAAGCGCCGAAGAATACGCAAAGCTTGTAGGAAAATCAGTCGGCGAAGTAACGGAAGAATACGAAATCTTAAAATCCGCAGAATCACTTATGATGGAACAAGCAGAACAGTCTTGGAAATATCAAGGTATGTCTGCAAATGAGTATATGGAAACTGCTACAAGCTTTGCGGCAGCGCTAACATCAAGTTGTGAAGATGCGATTACTGCTGCAGAACTGGCAGATATGGCAATCGGCGATATGTCAGATAACGCAAATAAAATGGGTTCTGACATGGCAAGTATACAAAACGCATATCAAGGTTTTGCAAAGCAAAACTATACCATGCTGGACAACCTGAAACTTGGCTATGGCGGCACAAAAGAAGAAATGGAACGGCTGATTTCCGATGCGAACAAATTGATGGAAGCCCAAGGGTTGGCCGGTGATTTGACCATAGATAAGTATTCCGATGTTGTTAGAGCTATCCATATGGTTCAGGTTGAGATGGGCGTATTTGGCACAACATCAGCGGAAGCTGCAAGTACGATTCAGGGTTCGGTCAATATGATGAAGGCTGCGTGGTCTAATCTGCTTACGGGCATCGGTGATGATTCGCAGGATTTTGATAAACTTTGTGATAATTTCGTTGAAAGTGTTGGCACGGCAGCGCAAAACATTCTGCCCAGATTGGAAAAGATTTTAGCTGGTGTCGGGTCGCTTGCTGAAAGACTTGCGCCCGTTGTCGCTGCGGCAATACCGGGGCTTGTCACAACCGTTCTGCCGAAGCTTGTTCAGGCTGGTGTTTCGATGATCGGCGCCATCTTGCAAGGCCTTGTGCAGATGCTGCCGCAAATTATCCAGTATGGTCTTGATTTGACCATCACATTGATTGAATCAATATCGTCTGATCCAGAAAGTCTTGTCGAAACGGCAATAATGCTTGTCGTGACCATCGTTTCCGGGCTTATTGATGCTTTGCCCAAGCTGATTGCGGCTGCGGCTGAACTTGTGACGGGGCTACTAAGGGCGCTGATTAGTAATGCTCCGAATCTTCTTGCCGCTGGCCTAAAGCTGGTGGGAAAAATCGCGGAGGGCATTGCAAACAGCCTTGGCGAAATTGTTAAGGCAGGTGCAAAAGTGGTTGATTCCATAATCGACGGCATCGCCGGAGCATGGAAAAAGCTAACTGGATGGTTTAAGGGAATCTGGAATGATCTGTTCGGCGGCTTGTCAGCTAATGTTAGCGTAAATGGCAGCGCCAAAGGTGCAGTTGCAGGTGTTAACGGTTCCCATGCGTCCGGTCTTGACTATGTGCCTTTTGATGGTTACATCGCCGAGCTGCACAAGGGCGAAATGGTTATCCCGAAACGGGAAGCGCAGACGCTGCGGAACAGCGAAGAAACAGATTATCTTCTGCGGCAGATTCTTGATTGCCTGAAATCTTCGCAGACGATCAGCATCAACACCCGTGAATTCGGGCGTCTTGTTAGGGGTGTTACGTAATGCTTGAAACAGTAAAATATCAGAATCATTTGGGCGAAGAAATCAACTTTTCTGAAAACGGTATCTATGTGAAATCGTCCGACTTGCATGATTATGCTTGGAACTACACCGAACGCGGCGGGAAAATAACTTCCTTCAAGCGTAACGTCATCAACAAGAAAATCGATCTTGCTATTTCGTGCGAAAGTGAAGATGCTGGCATTCAGAAAAGGAATGCTTTGGTGGAATGCTGTGAAAAAGATGTTCTTGCAAGGCAGCCGGGGAAAATTTTCGTCAATGGGTACTATCTGAAGTGCTATGTAACATCGTCATCGAAGTCTAAGTACTTGGATTCTATGAAAACGATGCTGGTTTCTTTGGAACTGCTATCTGATGAACCGTTTTGGGTCAAGGAAGTTGAAGCAACGTATACAGCAGATTCGAGCGGTGCTATCACCAGCGTAACAAATTTGCTGAATCACGAAGCAAATTTCTGCCTTAAAATCTCTGGCGCAACGGATAACCCGACTGTAGTTATCGGCAACGCAATTTACGGATGCACTTTCACGCTTTTGGCGAATGAGCAGCTTGTTATTGATTCGATGGCGAAAGATATCTACAAACTCGCTGCCGGTGAAAAGATTAATGCTTTCGGTGACCGTTACATTCAATACACGCCTGACGGTAAATTTGTAGATAAAAATTTCAAGAAAATTGCTGCCGGAAGTAACTACGTATCGGCCGGAGATGATTTCCAGTGGTCGCTTACCCTTTATGACGAGAGGAGCGAACCGAAATGGATTTAATTTATATGAATTCGTCAATGAAAGGCATTGGCGTTATGAAAGCATATGATTTTGATCTTGCGTTCGGTTCAGACGAAAACGATTTCGAACTTAAAGTTGATGTATCAAACCATTGCTGTGAAGCCGGTTACTATGTGCACATTATCGGAACGGAATATGGCGGAATAATTGACGCTGTAGCTTCCGATACAGAAACCGGAGAAGTAACATACACCGGCAGGACATGGCACGGAATTTTGAATTCAAAAGTGCTGTGCCCTGATGACGGGCAGGACTACTTCATAACACTAAGCAGCAACGCAAACCGTGTGATTGATGACCTGATTTACCAACTCAACTTAACATCAATTTTTGAATCCGATTCGAGCGCGTCTACACTGACGATCGACGGCTACAAAATGCCGCGATATATTGCCGGATATGATGGGATTGTAAAAATGCTACAAACTGTAAGTGGAAAGCTCATCATGTCTTTTAATGGGAAAAAGATCATTTTGTCGGCTGTTCCTATCGTTGACTACACCAATGATGGAATTATTGCTTCCGGCGTGATGTCTTTCCAAGTAAAAAAGACATCGAAAAAAATCAATCATTTGATTTGTTTGGGGCAGGGCGAACTAAAGGACAGAACGGTTGTGCATCTATATGCTGACGATAGCGGCAGCATAAGCCAAACGCAGACGCTAACTGGCGCGGATGAATACACGGCGGTATATGATTACCCAAGCGCGGAAAGTACGCAAAAGCTGATTGATGCTGGCGCGTCCAGATTGGCCGAGCTGCAAAAGCAAGATGATTTGTCATTTGGTTTGAGCGAAGCGGAATATGCCTTTGATGTCGGGGATATCGTTAGCGCGATTGATACCGTCACCGGAATTTCCGTTTCTGTACCGATTACCAAAAAAATCGTAAGCATCCGAAATGACTATATGTCCGTATCTTACGAAACCGCGATCGGAAAGAACGGAACATCAAGCAGCGGGTCAAGCGGCGGCAGTGGCGGTGGTGGCGGCACTTTTATCAACGTTGACGCGGCGCTATCTACCACGTCGGCAAATCCGGTGCAAAACAAAATCGTGACCGCTGCGCTAAACAGCAAAGCCAGCACAGCAGCGGCTACACAGTCAGCAGCTGGCCTGATGTCTGCCGCGGACAAGACCAAGTTGGACGGCCTGACTGCCATGACGGCCGACGAGATGCGCGAAATCTGGAACGCGAATTGAAAGGACTGATAGTATGGACGAATCCACATACGTAGGGCCGACCGCGGCCGCGAAACTTGCTGCGCTGGCAAAGGCGGAGCTGGGCAAAAAGGCTGGAAAGGACGTCGCCACGGCCGAAGCTGGCGGCCTGATGTCCGCCGTTGATAAGGTAAAACTGGACGGCATTGAGGAAGGCGCGACCAAGACCATCGTGGACGACGTCATGTCGGACACATCCACCAACCCCGTGCAGAATAAGGTGGTCATGCAGTACATCGGCAGCCGCGGCACTCTTCCGCCGGTCAGCGCTCAGAACGATACGATGCTGATTCAGGTCGTGCACGGGGCTTATGCGCTGCGCACCAAAGAATCCATCTTCCCGGTCGACGACGCGCTTGACACCGAGTCCAAAAACGCCGTGGAAAACTGCGTGATCGCGCGCCGTTTTGAGCAGCTGAGAGGGGTCACGCTGCCCGCGACCAGCACGCGCGACGGCCTGATGCCCAAGGACGACAAAGCCAAGCTGGACGATATTGAGACTGGTGCGAACAAGACGATTGTTGACGCAGCACTTGACGCTACCAGCACGAACCCTGCCCAGAACAAGGCCGTCAAGGCCGCGCTGGATAAAAAAGCGGACAAGACGGCGTTGGATAACAAGGCAGATACCACCGTTGCTACGGCCAGTGCAAATGGCCTGATGTCTGCTGCCGATAAGAAAAAATTGGACAGTATGTACGACATTGTCGCTACATCCACGGATGGAGAAACATTTGACATTACACCTGCACAGTTGCATGAAAAACTGAAAGGTGTTCCAACCACCTGCGCGATCAAGGTTGTGGATACAATCATCCCGTTGTATCGAGTGCAGTTGCAGAGTGGTGGGGACACAAGGTATATTTTCCAAATCACAAAGGACAATGGATTTTGGGAACCCAATACAAGACTGGCGTATACTGCATCGGCTGGCGGTACATATGCGGGTACAACATGGGTAAAGTCCGAATACGATTTGCTTGCAAGCACTCCCGGCATCCTGAAATTCACTGGCGCTGCCGAGGCGCAGTTTAGCGGTTCAAAAGATGTGACCATAGACATCCCGACAGGAGAAGGTTCTGTTCGGTACGATGAAACGCAAGAACTGACATCCGATCAGAAATACCGCGCGCGCCAAAACATTGGGGCGGTCAGCCAAAAGTACGCGTTTTTCGATGGCGCTGTAATGTTGCAGGCAATCGGGCATGATGACGGTGTAAGTGTTGTAAACATTACGCCAAGCGAAAAAAGCAATGACTACACGCTTGCGCTTGATGCTGGGCCTGAAAATGTACCGGTATGTGTGTCCGGCATTGAAACCCCGACAGACGCGCAGACTGACTGCGCGGCAAACGTGGCCTACGTCAAGGCAAAAATCGCCGAAGTCGCTGCGAGCGGCGGAGTGGACGTTGATAATGCGCTGTCTGCTACGTCTACCAACCCCGTCCAAAACAAGGTCATCACATCTGCGCTGACCGGCAAAGCCGGTACGGCAGTGGCGACCACGTCCGCCAACGGCCTGATGTCCAAGGCGGATAAAACTAAGTTGGACGGAATCGAAGCGGGCGCAAATAAGATCACCATTGATAGCACTATGTCCGGGTCATCGGTCAACCCTGTGCAGAACAAGGTAATCAAGCAGTACGTCGATGACAAGGTGGCTGCTGCTGGCAGCAATATCACTGTGGACGCAGCGCTATCCAGCACCAGCACGAACCCGGTGCAGAATAAAGCGGTCAAGGCAGCGGTTGATGCCAAGGCCGATAAGACCGCGTTGGATGCAAAGGCGGACAAGACTGCACTGGACGCCAAAATGGACAAGTCTGGCGGCACGTTTACCGGCAACGTCTACGGTAAGTATTTTTGCGGTACATGGCTGCAATCCACGGCCGCTAGCGATCTGGGGCGTACACCGGGCAAGATCGCCGTGCTGGACGACAGCGGCTGGGTGTACTATCGCACGCCCGCCGAGCTGTTTGGCGATCTTGGGATTGCCAACGCAATCAAGTCCTACGTTGATACTGCAATCGTAGCAGCAATCAACAGCAGTTATTAAGGTGGTGAAACGATATGCCTACTAATGTGACACTTACAAATTATATGGCGAACGGTGGGAAAGGTTGGTTTCCGGCCACGCGCGGAAACTGCACGTGGCTCAACTCATCCATCACGCCGGGCGACGGGGCCGCGTCCAGCGTTAAAATCACGCCGTCCGGTGCTGGGGAGTGTACATTGACATCCGCAGCGCACAATCTGGTTGCATCGCACAAATACTATATCAGCTTCAAGGTGCGGTTCGCGTCGGCTACACAGGGCACTTGCGATTGGTACTGGCCAGTCGCCGAGCCTTGTGCAGCGCAAAACATGGCTTTTAATGTTGCGGCGGAAACGTGGGTGCGCCTGTCAGCGGTGTTTGATCGCACAAGTTTTAGCGATGGCAGCTACCCTTGCCGCTTCGATTACAACAACACTGATGGGAAGAACACGCCGTTTTGGTTCACAAGTTGTATGCTAATCGACCTAACCGCTGCCTTTGGCGCTGGTTTGGAGCCGAGCAAGGAGTGGCTGGACAAGCACGTGGCGGCATTTGCGGATTCGCAGAAAGTTCAGTACATGGAAAACCTTGGCGAGTTGTTTGTCGACATCGCAAACGCAATCCGTACCAAGAGCGGTCAGTCAGGTAAGATCATGGCCTGCGATTTTGCGGATCGCATCAGAGCGCTGTGACGGGAGGCCATCATATGGCAATCACAATCGCAGACGGGCGCGTCGCGCATAACAATCTTCCGCCGTACTTGTCTGTGTACGTTTGGAAGCGGACAGCGTAATTATATAGGAGGTTAAAAATGAACGGAATCACATTCGGCAATTATCATTCGTATGATGATCTTCACCTGATTCTTGCGTCGAAAGAAATCGGTGCGCCAACGGTGAAAACCATGAAGATTGATGTTGCGGGGGCTGATGGGTCACTGGATTTGACTGACTATTTCGGTGAACCTAAGTATGGGAATGTGATACACAAATTTCAGTTTTCAACAATTGGTTCGCAGTCGGAATTCCCTGCCACATTTTCGGCTGTTAAAAATGCTTTACATGGTAAAAAAATGCGGGTCATCCTTGACGATGATTCGCATTTTTTCTATGTGGGGCGGCTTGACGTTTCAAGCTTTACATCGTCCAAGGGCATCGGCAAAATCAACATAGAAGCGGATTGTGAGCCGTACAAGTACAAGGCGGCAAAAACTGTTGTCACGCAAGCCGTAAATGGCGAAACGGCAATTACTTTGGCCAATCTCCGCAAGCGCGTTGTGCCGGAAGTGTTGATTGAAGCTGATAGCGCCCTGCACATTGTCTATAACGCATACAGCGTGTGGGACTTGGGGAGCGGGAGCTATACACTGCCGGAACTGGAATTAAAGGCCGGGGAAAACACTGTTTCTGTCACGGGTACAGGAAGCATCACGTTTTCTTATCAGGAAGCGGGGCTGTGATATGTACAGAGCATATTGCGACGGCCTGACGCTGTATAACAGCAATCTGGAAAGCCTGAAAATTTTTAGCCCTTCCGTTGAATTGGAGCTGAATAAAACCGGCAGCTTCTTATTCACAGTTTATCCCGATCATCCACAGTACAACGCCATTCAAAAGCTGCGGTCGATTATCACGGTTTATCAGGATGACTATTTGCTTTTCCGGGGGCGTGTGCTGGACGATGAAATTGGCTTCCACAACGAAAAGCACGTCACTTGCGAAGGTGAACTTGCCTTTCTGCTGGACAGTGTGCAAAGACCATACGACTATTCCGGGACGGTTGCCGGTTTTCTTAACCTGCTAATTGATAACCACAATGCGCAGGTGGAAGAAGCAAAGTGGTTTACTGTCGGAAATGTCACGGTCACTGACCCGAATGATTATATCGTCCGGTCGAATATTGAATATGTCGATACGTGGACGGAACTGCAAAAGAAGCTGGTTGATCTGCTGGGCGGGTATATCGTCATACGGCATGAAGGTTATATCAACTACATTGACTACTTGCAGGACTTCACGCTTCTTTCGCCGCAAAAAATCACGTTCGGGAAGAATCTGCTTGACCTGAAGCGGATTAGAAAGGGCGCTGACATTGCAACTGCTTTGATTCCATTGGGCGCAAAGATAAAGGATGACGAAGGGAAGGACACGGACAACCGCCTGACCGTTGCTTCTGTTAATGATGGCCTTGATTACATCATCGACGAAGAAGGCGCTGACAAGTACGGCCTGATTTTTGTCACGCATACATGGGATGATGTTACAGAAGCGACAAGCTTGCTGACCAAGGCCAATGCACACTTGGACGGTCTTGTCAATCAGCCTGAAACCATCGAATTGACGGCGGCAGATTTGGCAACCGTGGACGCTTCTTTCAGCAGCTTCCACCTTGGTACATACGTCAAAGTAACAAGCAATCCGCACAGCATAGATCAAAATTTCCTTGTTACAAAGCTGTCTTTGAAGCTGTTGGAGCCGGGAGCGAACAAACTGACGCTTGGCGGCGTGTTTGAGGGCATTTCCGGGGCGCTGGCTGGCGTTTCCGGCGCGCAGGGTGAAATTATACTGCAAATAGAAAATGCGTCTAAAACAGCTTCTACAGCCATTTACAACGTAGAACAAAACCTGCTTGCGTCTTTACAAGTGACCGAGGAAAACATCAAGTCAACTGTTGCCGAAAACTACTATCTGAAAGAAGATACGGACGCGCTTGTTTCTTCGGTCAGCACGGAGATCGAGCAGACGAAGGAAAGCGTGGAAATCCAGTTTAATCAATTCAGCGCCGACATTGAAGCAGTTGCTTCCGGTACAGATGCAGAGTTTGAAGAAATCCGAAAATATATCCGCTTTATTGATGGGTCAATTCTGCTGGGTCAAGTCGGGAATGAACTGGAATTGAAAATCAGCAACGACCGCATATCTTTTCTTCAAGACGCTGTTGAAGTGGCTTATTTCTCTGACAATAAGCTGTACGTGACGGACGGCCATTTTCTGCATTCGCTTCAACTTGGAAGCTTTGCCTTTATTCCAAGGGCAAACAACAACCTTAGCTTCAAGAAAGTTGGTGGTTGATATGGCGAAAACAGGGACAATCACAAAGGCAATCCGAACGGGCTATCAAATGAAAATTGTCTGGACAGTTGGCAGTCAATCAGTTGCAAATAACACTTCCAGCGTCACAGTCAAGGTGCAGCTCGTTTCCACCGGCGCAAGCTACACGATCAATTCCAGCGCAAGTAAAAGCGGAAGCCTGACCATCAACGGCACAAAATACACCTTTTCTTTTTCTGCGGCGCTGTCTGGTAATCAGACGAAAACACTGTTCACGAAAACGGTCACCATAGCACACAACGCTGATGGAAGCAAGACTTGTGCTTTTGCGTCTACCATCGACATCAAGGTTACGCTGGGCGGCACGTATTATGATGATGTCACGGCATCTGGCAACGGAACATTTGACACTATTCCACGAGCTACAACGCCGACGCTTTCAGCAAGCAGCGTCAACATGGGCACAAGCATTACAATCAATATGCCGAGGGCGGCAAGCGCCTTTACGCATACGCTGACCTATAAATTCGGCAATGCAACCGGCACGATTGGCAGCGGCCTTGGCACAAGCAAAGCATGGGAAGTGCCGCTTACCCTTGCAAACCAAATCCCTTCCGGCACATCCGGTACTTGCACAATTACCTGTAAGACCTATAACGGAAGCACACTGATTGGAACAAAGGCGGTTTCTTTCAAGGCGAATGTCCCGGCTGCTGTTGTGCCAACCATTTCGACCGTTTCCATGACGGAAACAGTTTCCGGTCTTGCTGCTAATTTTGGCGCTTTTGTGCAGGGTAAATCCAAGGTCAAGATCGGCATTGTTGCGGCTGGGGCTTTCGGCTCGACAATTAAGGCGTACAAGACAACCGTTGACGGAAAGAGCTACACCGGCGCAGCGCCTACAACCGGCACACTATCCAGCGGTACAAAGTCCGTCACGATCATCGTTACCGACAGCCGAGGACGCACGGCAAAGGCCACAAAAACGCTGACAGTCATTGCTTATGCAGCGCCGGTTATCAGGGGCATATCTGCTGTAAGATGCTTGGCAGACGGCACGGAAAACTATGACGGCAAGCATGGGAAGATTGGCTTTGGCTTCAATATTTCGCCTGTTTCAAACCAAAATACAAGCAAATATACGCTGGAATACAAGGCCAAGGCGTCAAGCGAATGGATAAAGTTAAAAGAAGGTACAGGATATACGCTATCAACTACGCTAATAACTGATGCTGTCATGGACATTGATTTGGCGTATGACGTGCGCTTGTCGGTAAAAGACTATTTCACTACGATCGCAAAAACCGTGGAGATACCAACGGCGTTCACGCTGCTGGACTTTAACGCTTCCGGCCGTTCCGTTGCCTTTGGTAAGGTGTCCGAGCTTCCCGAGGGAGTAGAAATAGGCTTGGATATGTCTATCTATAAAGATGTTTTTATGGGTGGCAACAAGCGGTCAAACGATGAAAAGAATATGTATTTCCAGTCAACGGCGGCAGCGGCTAATGTGCATAACTGCAAGCTATATGGCGGCAACGGCAGCAGTATCACATCAATTGGCTGCTGGGACAGTTTGAACAGCATCGGAATCTGGCGTTATTTGACCGGCACGAAAAATATGGTCATTGACCGGAATGTAACTTTGACGCACGGAAACGGCGCGGATGAGTTCATTACATCCGGAGCGGTTACGCATGGAAGCAGGACAGGCCATGTGCTTTTTTCCAACGGACTTTTAATCCAGTGGGGCGTGGAATCTATCACGCCAGTTGCAAATACTCCAACCGCAAAATCTGTCACATTTGCGGTTCCGTATACAGATGTGCCGATGGTTCTGACAACAGCTATAACCACCGTGCCGGGGACATCGGTATCAGGAAACGCATCAGCTAATATAACCGCTACGGGCTTTGACGCTTATGTCACCCGAAACAGTACAACCAGCACTTCTGTCGGATGGATTGCTGTTGGATATAAATCTAAATCTGAATAAAGAAGGTAAATCGTATGGGCTTTGACGTATCTACCATTATCGTTGCATTTCTGGCACTTGTCGGCACACTGACCGGCGCATATCTTAGCAACAGCAAAACAAAGGCGCTGCTTGCATATCGTCTGGAACGGCTTGAAGAACGTGTGAACAAGCACAACAACCTTGTGGAACGCACATACCACATTGAAGAAGAACAGGAAATCATCAAAGAAAAAATCAAAGTGGCGAACCACAGGATAGACGATCTGGAAAAAGACAGGCTATAATGAAAAAGGCAAGGGGTAATCCCTTGCCTTCTTTTTTTATGCCTTTTTTGCTTTCGCTTCAAGCTGCTTTAGTTTTCTAATATTCCCGTTTGTTTCTTCAGAATTGATGATGTATTCTTCGAAATACTTGCCCTCACATTCGCCAATCTGATAATAGTGTTTTTTACCATCATCTAAATACTGGAGATAAGACTTAATAGCGGCAACGCACTGTCGCGGTTCTTCGGCTTCACAAATTCCTTTTCGAAACACAGATAGTTCAGATTCAATCTGGTCTATTACATCTTTTTTGTAGGCCATCCAACCGAACGGCAATTCGCCATCTGGTGTTAGCCTGTCAATTGGCTCTCCGACACTGTTTTTTTCTATGGAGCCTTTTTTCTTAAACATATCAAACAAGCCCATATTTGCACCGCCTTAAAAAGATGCTTGTATTCTATGCCTGAAAGCCGGGAAAGGCAATATCCAGCACAAATAATCAGCACTTTGCACTTTTCAAGCGGTCAAAATCTGGTCGTTTTGACAAAGAAAAGGGACGGTTTGCACCGTCCCTTCGCTGTTAATCTTCGATATCCGCTTGCGTGTCAGCAATCAGATTATCAAGCAGCTTTTCAGCCTTTTCATAATCCTTTTCTTTCAGCGCCGCTTTTAGGTCTTTCAAATCCCTTGCAAGCTTTCGCAGATAGCTCTTAAATACTGCCATTTTTATACCGTCCTTTATCTTGATTTATCAGGTGGTTTCCCTTCCTGACTGTCTCTATTATAATACACTTATTAAGTGTATGCAAGCCTGAATACCGCACAAAGATACACTTAATAAGTTGTGCATATCGTACACTTGTTAAGTGCATAATATTGTGGTACAATATCGGCAATTGAAGGAGGTTTTCTAAATGTCCAATTATTCAGAAGCCAGAAAAAACGCAAACAAGAATTGGGATAGCAAGAATCTTGACCGAATTTCCGTTGCTTTGCCGAAGGGCAGCAAGGACGCGCTAAAAGCTCATGCAGAAAGTACGGGCGAAACCGTGAACGCCTTTATCAAACGGGCAATCATGGAAGTAACCGAAATGGACAATATGCACCGTGCATATCAGCGTGGGCTTTTGCGGCAGCTTGAAAAAGTAACGGACGCGCTTGCCAGCGGCGATAGTGTAAGCGCAAAACGGTTGATCGGAGAGTTGGTAGAAGATACGAAAGCGGATATAGCGGATTAAAAGAAAAGGGGCAGACTTCGGTCTACCCCTTTTTGCTATCCGTTTATCTTTTCTTGCAATTCCTCATAGGTGATGATGTCCTTGACATACAGTTCAAACAGCACGTCTATATACTGCGCTTTGCGCTTCTTGTATTCTGCTTCGCTTATTTCCCCGGCCATAAGCCGCTTTTCAAGATGGCCTAATACTATGTTGCCATTCATTTCTATTCCCCATTTCTTTTATGGTTGATATAATCAGTAATATCAGCGGTTTGGTGTTATTAGTAGCATGATAAGCCTACTAATTCGGAGTTCATCGCCATGATCGCCGACTGCCTGAGTCTGCGGCAGAAGCAGAGCGCGTGCTGACGCGCGGCATGGATGGCAGAGGGATACACAAGCGCCCCCGAACCCAAAACGGTTCGGGGGCGCTTTCTGTCAAATAAGTGCTGCTTTTTTTGAAAAAGAGGTTTGCGGCCTGACTGCAGCGCACGCGCTGCCCGGGCTTACCAGCTCGGGAACAGGGCAAGAAAATCGTCGAGGTTGCGGTA